ACCTTGCAACTACCTATCAATAAATCATTGGGGTATGCTTGGATTGTTCCATATAAAGGTGAGGCGCAATTCCAAATCGGTTGGAAAGGCTTTGTGCAATTAGCCCAAAGAAGCAATCAATATAAAAATATGAATGCTACCGAGGTTTACGCTTCACAGTTTAATTCTTTTAATTATTTGACTGAAGAGCTGGATGCCGATTTCTCAATTGAACCTGAAGATGGAGAGGAGGTTGTCGGCTATGCTTTCCGATTTGAATTAAATAACGGCTTTGAAAAAACAATATTTTGGACTAAAAAGAAAGTTCAAAAGCACATGGCCCGCTTTTCAAAATCGCATAATAGCTCAAATTCGGCTTGGAAAACTGATTTTGATGCAATGGGATTGAAAACAATTATTAAAAATGGTTTGTCAAAATGGGGGCCGCTTTCTATTGATATGCAAAAGGCTATCGAAGCTGACCAATCAACAATTTCCGAAGATGAGCAATTACAATATCCAGATAATGATTTTGAATTAGTCGAAACAAAGCTCAAAGTTTCCGCCGATGACCTTGTAAAAATCAAACAGGGCATATTGGACGGTCAATATGATTTAACTGATGTACAGGAAAGATACCACTTTACAGAATCGCAATTAGCTGAACTTCAAAAACCATAATGAGTAAGTTATTTCGATGTTCCAATTTTGGCAGAATAATGACAGGGGCGGCCTTATCCACCGCCCCAACCATTACCGATGCACAGGCTAAAGAATTGGAGAAACTAAAAGCGCAGGATAAACACACGCCAAAGCAGGCCGAAAGGCTCAAAGAGCTTCAAGAAAAAGCAACTACCGCAAAACAGCCTACTTTGTCCGCTGGTGCAAAAAGCTTCATTGAAGAAGAGTTCATGAATGATAGATTTGGCTTTCGTACTACCTTTACAAACAAGTACATTCAAAAGGGCAATGAATGCGAACAAAGAAGTATTGAGCAAGTAGGGAAGATGCTGGGCTATGAATTTGCAACCAAGGCCGTAAAAAAAGAAATGCGTAATCAATGGCTTGTTACTAATGGCTATGACTGGAAAACGAAAGACTTTGTATTTGACCAAAAAAATGTTTGGAATCCTTCAGGTTTGAAACTTTTTGATGAAAAGGACATAAGTATCTATGAATGGCAAATAAGGGCATACGCAATGCTTTTAAATGAAGCAGGGCATAAAATAAAAGGCGGTGCCATTGTTCGCGTTTTGATGAATCCACCCGAAGAGCTTGTCTTCAAAGAAGCTCGCAAAATGTGGGCAGATTTGGGGAACGGTTGGGATAGCGATATTCCTGCAAAGTTTGTACAAGACGTGCAAAGGATGTTCGATTTTGAGGGTAAGTTTCCCGATGTAAAAGACCGTTGTAGAATACACATAGTTGATTGTTCGGAGGGCTATTTTGAGCTTATAAGAACTTATTTGGGCATGGCCCAACAATACTACGAAAGTCTTGAAAAGGTTGCTGAAATGGGCAATGATTGGAAAATAAATTTGTTAAAATTAAAATCATAGGACAATGACAAGACAAGAATTTGAAGCTTTGCCCGTTGGCAGTTGGTTTCACTCAAAGAAATTTAACCAAGAATACCAAATACATAATACTGAAGAATACTGCCACATGGTAATGCTTTTTGATTTGCAAAAAAATAGGCAATTCCCAGTTTTTTGGACCTTTGAAGGCTGCACAAACTATGACTTTGAGATAGGCCGCTACCCTGACAACCTACCAAAAGAGGCGCATGGGCTTTTTGTTAATGTGCTCAAAGATGAAGACGTCGTTTTTGTAGGCAATGAAATTTTCCAAACATCCGAAGCCGCTTATAATTTCGGAAAAACAGTTGAAGGCTATAAATACACCGCTAAACTTGTACCCGTAGAAATCAAAGAGCCTTTTGTTCCTAAGCATGGGGAAAAGTGCAGGGTTGAAACTAAGCTTGGCGAAATCCGCAATTGCATAGTATCTATAATTGAAAATGAAACCTATGCCTTAGCGCCTGGATATGGGTATTACGAACCCAAAGATATTAAACAATTCCTACCCCTATAAAACAAAAAACCTGCTACCAACATAGCAGGTTTTTTTAATGTAAAAAGCCCCGCTCACTAAAGCAAGCAGGGCCAATCAGGAAGAATCGAAACAGTTAGGACAAACGGATTCGGCCTGATATTATAGTTGAAGTTGGAACAAGTAAAAGCCCCCAAAATAAAGACATTCCAAAAATGGGCAACGAGATTGCAAAAACAATCAAGTTTATCCAAGTCGCAAAGCAAATAGGACAAGCCCCTAAAGCCTGCCAAACAATCGGTCTAAAGCTCGAAAGTATTTCAAATTCTTTTTCGTCTGAAATATTACCGCAGGTATTATGCCCCTCTTGCTGAAATATGCCCTCTATGCGCTCATTTTCTTTGATGTAAGCCCTTTGATAGCGGATAGCCACAAAACGCCCGTAAAACGAAAATATGCGACCTGCTTTAAAGTCGCTGCCATCTTGACCAAAGCGCGGTTCACCGATGCAATAATGCAAGAAAGTTGCAAAGCATCCCGCAAAGAAACAAAGTATCAGTAAAAAAACCGATGTTGATGCAAGTTCAAACATAATTAAGAGATTGAAGAAGCCCCGACATTAATACCGATTTGAGCTTCATATTTTGTTGAAAATTCTAAACAATCATAGCCCGTGCCGTCAATATCCAATACCATTTGCTCACCCGAAGGATTGACAATATAAGCTTTGTAGGTATATTCAGCATTTAGGCAACCGACCGCAAAGTTTATAAGCTGCCCCTCAATAAGGGTATTAGTAAAGGCATAACGGCGGCGGCGAAACTCTATGTATAAAGTCCACACACCAGCCGTGCCAACAGGGGCAACGGCACCCGAAACGAATTGAATGCCGCAGGGGTCAAAGCATCCTAATTGATAGGTATTATTACAGCAATTGCAAGCCATGTTTTTAGTTTTATTGAGCTGCTATAAATTCAGTTAGTGCCAAAATATCGGCATCTTTTCGCTCTTGAGCGTAGATTGAATCAACCGCCGTGCTTTGTATTTTAGACAAAGCCTGTCGAAGGCTGCCGATAGGTAAAATCATTAAAATAGTAGCAAATTTAGCAGTCTGTTGGTCACTTTCCGCAACTGTCAAAGGATAGCCCCTTGCCGCTGCTATTGCATCATTTTGCAATAAGTACCTATCAACTAAGTATTGCCCAAACTCTTTACGGTCAGCAAGCTTTTCGGCGTCGGTTCTTTCCGCTATTTGCTCGGTTGGGTCAGCAAGACTTACAATATAATCAGCTCCCAAAGTAGCCAAAAAATAAGCTTCGGCCGTTGCCAAATCTGCAAAGTTTTTCAATACTTTTAATTCGCCTTTTGTTGCTTTATATGTTGCCATGACTAAACAGTTAAAAATGTGAAAAATGGTATTGCGCCGCCATTATTACCGAGTGCCCCCACGCCTGCTGTATCTGGCAAAGTAGCAGTATAGGCAAGTGACCTAAACCAAACGCTATTTGGCGCATTCATTGCTGAATTATAACCTGAAGCATTTATGAAAATATTTTGGTTCAAAGCAGCCGCCGTTGGGGTAGAACTTGAAAGATACAAAACCCAATATAAGCCAGCAGGAACTACCACGTTGCCTCCTGAAATACTAACCTGTTGAACGCCTGCACTCGCATTGTTGAAAGCCGCAGCCGATTGGAAAAGCTTAGTATCAGGATGCCCATTTGACCCCGTTGTGTAAACACCAACAACGCAAGCGCCAGCAATGCCAGCCGTATATCGGCCTGCAATATTACTAAGTGTCACCTCTTTTTTAATCAAAACTTGATAGCCTATAAAGAAATTAGCATCAAGGCTTCGGGTCGTTGTAGCATCATAGTTTTCTGTAAAGCTATGCCATTGAGCAGTTGCATAGGGGAAGTCAATCCCTGTATTTTCGCACCCAAAAACACAAACAGTTGTAGTTGAAAAAATATTATTAACAAGTACATCCAATAATTGAGATGCACTACCTGAAAAATAAACCGATTTTTCAGGCAAAACTTGATAATAATTGATGTCACTTGCATACATTGCATAGTCATCAACTCCGCTTTGTTTTATGACAACTGAATCACCATTTAGAATAAGGTCTGTTGCAATATCTGCCCATTTTCTTACTACATAATGGCCATTCATTAGTAAGATATTGCCTAAAATGTCTTTTATTATGTTCATGGTTGTGATTTATAAATCCTCATAATAAGTTTGTGTAACACTAACAGCCGACGATGCCCCTGAAGTAACACGCGCTGCAATAGTATATGTCAATGAAGGCGGTATTCTAATTTCGAGTTCTTTCATATCTTCATTTAGCGTTCCCTTTGCCCCTAAAGTAAAGGCCACAATAGGAGTTCCGCCTGTTACCGTATTTGCTGTTATGTCCACATCCGAAACAAGGTTTGTTCCCACGTTTGCAAAGTTTGTAGAACCTGAAAATGTAGGATTTATTCTAATTTCTACAATTACATTTTGATTCGATTCCGATGCAACTGATATAAAGATAGGTGTAATTTCTACTTGATTATAAATGCTATTGTACGTCCTACGATTTCGGATAGTCAAAACATTTGTTAGTGTAGTGCTGACTGTTTGGGTGTTGCTTGTGTATCTCGGATTGCGTGTTTTCTGCGGTTCGCCTTCAACAAAAAGAGCAACAGAAGCGCAGTAGCATTCCACGTTTGTAGTTGTTCCGATAGATGCCGAATATATTCCGAATCTTAAAGAAGGCTGTCTAAGCGAAGGCAAAGTATTTGCGTTCTCATACTCAATAACGTGTACCAATTTGAAAGGCTGCCCAACAGGTTTAACAAAAAACCTAATTGCGCCAAATCCCAAATAAGGATAAGATATTTGATAAACGTTGCCCTTTAAAGGGTCTAACCAAGCACAAGTATCTACACTCCAAGTTGTTTTTGGAATATGTGTACTTGTTTTTGTTACGCCTGCTTTGTTTTGTACGATAGTTCCTGTACTTGTAGCGTGGGAATAAGAATAAACGCCCGATTTTGCGCCATCTGTTTCGGCCGACACTATTACTGTACTTCCTATTTGGTCAGCTGCCCATGCCGCTTGATTAGCATTTAGCCAAGTAGCTATTTGAAAGGCATTGAAAGCCGTTGTGCCTGCTGTTAGTGGTATTACGTAGGCTGTGCCGTTTAGCGTTAGTGTTAAGTTAGTAGCGCCTGAAGCCGCGCCTGTTACGGTTATAGTCCGAACCTCTGCAACTCCGCCGTATCTGTGCCAAATTCCAAAAACAGTTCCATTGTAGCCGAATGAAAGTTCGTCTGTAAGATTCATAAGTCCAACGCCCTGCCAATGGTTAGCCGTATTTGTTGGGAATACTGCCGTAAATCGAGCGCGACCGCCTTGCCCTGCATTATAATTCAAAGAGCGCAAAGATTGAATTGCACCGTAACCACCAACCGACGTTCCATTATTTGCGGAAAACATACGGTTCACAATGCCAGTTCCTGAGCCTGTACCTGAATTGTATTGTCTAAAATTAGAAGGCATAAACTCATAAACAGCCGTATTTTGAACAAACGCTGTAAGGTGCGCTGTGATGCTTTCGCCAAATGCAGATTTATCTATATCTAATTCTAATGTAGGCGAAGTTAATACGTTTACATCCAAAGGTATAGAACTAACAATGTTCACATCTTGAACCCCAACAATGACCGAACTACTTAAAAAAAAATAATCCTTTAGAATATCTATTAAGTCAGGTGCCGTTCCTGAAAACGCAACCGATGCCGCTGGTAAAACTTGATAGGAATCAATATCAGCAGCAAAAACCGTATAATCATCCGTTGCAGCTTGCATAATCGTAACAGCATCACCCACACCCGATAAAATTAACTGCGTTGCAATGTCAGGCCACTTCATAACTGAATCGGTGCCGTCCATCAAAACGATATTCCCAAGGGTATCTTTTAAAAATTTCATGGTCTTTTTTTGGTCTTGAGCGTGGCTAATTGGTCATCAGGTTTGATTGCATGAATAGGTACGCTTTGCCGCTCTGTTGGCTCTGTAATAACAGGCTCACTTTCCGATAAGGATGTAAGCCAAACAGCCGAGCAAACGGCAATTGTTAGCATCGTAAATGTGCTATTTCTGGCCATCTTTCTTGATGATGCCAAAGCGCGCGTAATATTCCGAGTTTTCATCTTTCAATCTTTTTATTTCTTTATCCTGTTCTTGAATAATTTGCCTTAAACTATCGTTGTACCTTTTCTCAAAGATATGAAAAACATTCGATAAAACCCACCAAATAAAAGAGATTGCCGAAAGAATAGCGACAATCAAAGTATATGTTTCTAAGCTCATTTAGCATAGTTTTATGTCCTTACAATTGGCGTAGTTGGTTTTGTACTTTAGGTCAAATTCTATTGATGCTAAGCTCAAATTTGATGCCCTAAATTCTGTTTTCTCTTTTCCAGTTTCCGCCTCGAAAATATCCCAAGGTATAAAGGTAAAAGTTTTTTCGGATAATTTCACTTGATTTTGACCGTAAGATAAGGGGGCGGATAATTTGGCAGAAAACAAAGCTTTTTGCAATATCATCATCATGCCCTGTAAATCTTGGCAAAAAGGCGAAACTAAAACAATTTTAAGAGGAACGGTTACAAGATTACCCCAGCAAGAACCTATATTTTCATTTGCTGCCAAACGGCGGGAAAGTGCCGCTGCCGTCATTCTAACATAAAAGTAAGTCCCTTTGTTGTCTTCTATTCCGATGTAAGTTTGTTCACCATTACATTGACCCGTTGCCAAAACAACCGCGCCCTCTACATTCTTAATGCAAAGCCCAAATCCTTTAACTCTTTTGCCAAAAGCAACGCTCAAAACGTCCTCAATTTGGGCAATTATTAAGTCTGTAATTTCTTGTATTTGCATGGCTAAAGTTCTTGAATGATTGCTATTAGTTCATTTGCGGCTGCTCGGCGGCTTAGTTCCAATTCTTCTTCGGTAGGCTCTGAAATAGTTGTACTGAATCTTATTTCGTTTTGTTCCATCTTGCTAATTCCTTCCTCGTTGGTAAAGCCAAAGACAGCAACATTACCACGAAAGCCCACCTGCATAGAAAGTTGAAGCGAACCCGAAAAGTTTAAATCTACATAGTCGCTTTGCCTTCCGACCAATTCCCTTAGCTCTTTGTAACCTTGGTTTAGGTACCGCGTTTTTTTAGGCTTGCCATTTTTGAAGATGCCTAAGCCGTTTTTACCTTGAGGCTTCACGCCTCCAGTTGGAACACCTACTAACTTTGTAGGGTTTTGGTAAAACTGGTCAACTGAATAAGACCCAATCGGATTATCTGAACTATCTAACCCCAACCTAAAAACGCGCTGCTTTAGTTTTGCGAGCATAGTTAAAGCCGCCGCCGTACTTACACGCCTTGCGGTTTCATCTAAGCCTACAATCGTGCGCAGGGCGTTTAGTCGGTGCAAAATATTATTCATTACGGTATCATTGGAACGGTTTGAAACTTATTCTCACATTTGTAACAAAAGCCGTCGCGCTTCATGATGTTACGAATGTTTTTGATTTCGGCTTGCAGTAGGTCAATGCTCATCTTTTCCCATTCATCAATGGTATTAGCTGCCCATTCTGCCCCGTTAGTTTTTATGAAATTGATTCTACTTGAAGGACTTACCCATTCTTTTAGAATTTCTACACCCGTTTGATAGAGGATAGCCATTGCCAAACGGTCAGCAAATTGACAAATCAATTCTTTGTCGGTACAAACAAGGCGAACGCAAGCCCCAACATACCCTGTAAGGCTGTTTTGAACACCATCCCAACCAACGACCGCAAAATCTTTATGACTTCCAATAGAATTACCACAACAGCCGCCGCCGTTGCAAGACCATTGGTACAATTGAACATTGGTTGCATCGGCTGTGATATAAATAATATCGGGTGCAAATTCAGTATCTACATAAAAAGTATGTAGGACATCGGCTTGCAAAGTTGCAATTTGTGACCAAATTACATTCCCGTTTATGTCGGTTATCTCAATGGTTGTTGCGCCTGCTGTTTTTGACTTTACCTTGATAGCCTGTACAAAGATGCGCGCAGCTTGGCTATTGATGTTTTTTCTTGATATTCTTATGCCTTTTTCAAGTGCAACGGCTGGGGTAGCAGTTGATGACAAATTACATATTTCAGATAATTGCCCTTGTTTATTCAAGTCCAAACCCGATTCAGATAATAGGGCGGTGAGCCTTTTTTCTACCATGAACGCGGCAAAATAAACCATTTGGTTTACTAAGCTTGTTGCGGTGACATTGGCTTCATTGACTATATCTGAAATGTTTTCCGCTGTAATGCCTTTGAGGGATTCGATATAAAAGCCGCTCGTAGGTACGGGCGTTGCAATCTTATTGCCGTTATCGTCACAATAACAGCCCCCGCGCAAAACAATGAAGTCCTTTAGGCATTCAGGAGGGTTTGAAATGAATAGCATGGCAATTAGTTATATTCGTAGCTAAAATAAATTTTGTAGTAGTCAGCGCCAGGTTTCAGGTCATTGCTTTCTAATCGTATGCGCTCAATTTTTGTTACGGTAACATTGACCGTAAAAGTATCAGCAGCGTCTAAGTGTAGGTCTGTATTATAATAGCCCGTTAAAAATGTTTGAAGCTCCGTTCCTACATTTGTAAGTGCCGTTGCAACTGTTGCATTTTCAATCAAAGAGGCCAAAATATCGGTTGTGCTTTTATCTTGAACCTTGCTTGTAATTGTTGGCAGAGTTGCAGGGGTATAAGTTGAAGGAATGCCAGCATTAGCATTCTTATTGATTCTAATGTTCGTTGTGATTGCCATTTTCTTTTTGCTTTTTGATTGTGAGTTGATAGCCTTTTGCCGTTTTCTTTAGCTCAACATCTTGCGGAAAGCCTGCAACATTTTTACAAAGGTTACAAGCCGCCAAAATGCGCTTCGATTCAAAGTCAGCTTTGCCATGTGATAGGGCATTACCAACTCCGATAGATACCGTCGTTACTGTTCCATCCTTTGCCTTTTCCATCGCTTCCGACCTTCCAAACCTCAATGCAATATCAAAGTCCGTATAACGGTCAATAATCTGCAATGCAGCTTTGATTTTTGGTTGTACTTTTTTTAATATTTTTGGATTCATAAAGATAGGTAAGAAAAAAGGGAGGAGAAAACCCCTCCCTTAGACAAGTAAAACAGTATAGTCAGGTCACAAATTAAAGGACAGGGCCAACAGGCATTTTGCCATTTTCAGACCATTGAGGGCCGTAAGAAATAGCACCCGATACGGCAATAGTGACGTATTTAGGCAATGCTGTTGTAATATCTCTACCAACAGCCGCACCAAAGAGCGGGTCAATAGTGAAATTATAAGTACCAGCTTCGAGCATGAAGTTACAGTCACCGCCGCCGTCAGAAACAAGCTCATCTACAAGCTCGGTTGATGAAGCGCCTTTGTAGCAAAGTATTTTCACATTTGCCAAGCCAGTTTCCCCAAGGTCTTTCAAGTCATTGTCATTGGTATCACCAAAAACATTTATTTTCAAAGAAAATTCAAGACCTGCACAAGGCTCAAGGCTTGCTGAATAAGTGCTTTCGCAGTTATTTGAATCGGTAAGCTCTTCAACATAAGCGCCGCTTTCGTTCACATTTGCAAAGAAGTTTTGCATAGTTCCGTAATGGCCTGCAACAGAAATCAAACTGTCGGTAGGAGCGCCGCCGAAGGTTGTAGTGTCGGGGGCTGTCCAGTTCAAAGCCGAAATTGTTGCACCAGTTGAAGGGGTTGAAACATCCCAAACGTGCTGCAAATATTGAACGGTACGTGTCAAGTCAATGTCGGCACCAGCATCATTCAAAAGTTTGATGCTCAAAATGCTCAAAGATGTAACGATGTCGAGTTGGAAATCAACACCATTATCACCACCGCCAACAACTTTAATTGAAGCGATTGAAGCCAAAGCCGCTTGTATTGCCGTAACGGTTCCGTCGGGGTTGCTTGCGAGGTTGAATTGACCACCCAAAGAGAAGTCCATGCCATTCACACTAACACCCGAAATCAAGCCCGAAGTAATGCTTTGGCCTTGCGTTCTAAAGAGCGCAAATTCGGCACATTCATTTTGGAATTGAGCATTACAAACCTGTTCGCAGGCTTCGTAAGCGTTGCATGGCGCATCACCTTTTGTTGGTGCAAATGGGTCGGTTGTGGTAGTTTCCATGCTACAAACGCCCAAATCGCTACATTGAATTTCATAACAGAAAACATCTGTAACGCCTGCAAATTCAGGGTCTTCATCTGCCCAGCAAGAAGGATAACCGATAATATCCCAATCAATTGCAAATTGGATAGTGGTAATTACCTCTTCACCGCAATTTGTTTCATTGATATAGTAGTCATGGGTAAGTCCTAAGAATGGGTCTTGAATTGTACCACGCAATTGAGTATCACGCTCATAAGAGAAATCACCAGTTTCGCGCGTTGCAGTTACCAACTTGACAGCGCCAGGAATAACAGCAATCAAACGGTCAGCAACAACGGCACCACCATTCACCCCAACACTTGAAATGTTAGTATCGCGATATGGTACAAACTCTTGACCAATGCGAGTAACTTCAAAGCCTGCAAGGTTTGCAAGTGTGAATTGGCGAGTTTCGGCATAAGCTGAAAGTTTAGTGCCACCTAAAAGAGTAGGCATTAAGCTCATGTCGGCATTCATCATATCCTCATTCAACTGAATGTCGCCAAGTGGATTGATTGAGTTACCAGCACCATTGTATAAATACAATGGCTTGCAAGTTGCACCAGAGCGGGCAAACTTACCAATATAGCCGCCTTTGATGAATTGGTTTGCAACAGCCTTACCGAAAGCATCCAAGTAGGTACGCAAAAGTTGGGCAACGGCCTCACTTCTGTAAACTTCGCGGCCTTCTTTGATGCAACGCAAATAGGCATTATCAATAACCAATTTTTCGGAACGGTGACGGAAACGGATGTATTTTTCATCAGTTTTGTATTTCAACATTACGCCGTCTGTGCTGCAAATTTCACCAGTACCAGGTCCATCAGCCGTTTGGGGTGCTTTGCGGGGCATAAATGAAGAAATTACCTTGTGCTTTTTACCATCCTCCATGTTCAAGTTGGTAACAACTTGCTGAATATTGAAGCGGCCATTGTTTACATTGGCACTATCAATAAGAAATTTGAGAATACCGTTATTTGGTGAAGGTCGGTTTGATGCTGCGGACATCATCATGTGTTCTACCATGACGTTCCAACATCCAGAAAGATTGCAAGCGCCATCTTTTTCGGCCTTAATTTGATAGGCCTTATATAGCTTTCTAAGCTTTTTAATTTTCATCGCTTTGAATGATTATTTAGTGTAATTAGTCCGCCCGTCGGACAAGCAATGAAACCGTGCCATTGTAGCACCATGAGAGAGGGTGAAAATGTGCGGTGACTATCAAACACCGCACACCACAAATATAATAGAAAAAAATGAGCCAATTATACAAAAACCAAAAAAAATTATAAATATTTGGCTATGTCAATACCTTTGGCCTGTTGTTCCAAAAGGACTTCTTTTTTGAAGCCTGTCTTTTGAATGACCTTTGCCATCATTTCATCGGCACTAAGACCTGCACCTTTACCCGCGCCACCTTGACCGCCTGCACCTGCACCCGAACCTGCGCCGCCTGTTTTGCTGCCATTGAAGCCGCCAAAGTTATTCTTTGCCTCAAATCCTTTTTCTTCAGCAACCGATGTTAAAAATTCATCAAGTGTAAGGTTTTCAGATGCAACTTTTGCAGATTTAACGCGCTTCCCATCCTTATCAACTAAGAAGATGCGGCCGCTTTCCCCTTCCTCTAAATCAAGGCCGTAACCACTTTTTAATAGGGAATGCTCAATAAGGGAATTGATAATCTTTTCATCAAATGCAGGGGCTTTCAATCCCTTTACAAAGCTTTGAATTTTGCCAGCTTGCGCCTGCTCAACTTTAAAAGTTCGTAGCTTTTTGTCCGCTTCTTTTTCTGCAAGTTCAGCACGTGAAAGAGCATCCGCCTTTTCTTTGTTTGCCGCGTCTAATTGGTCTTGATACTTCTTTTCTACTTCTTTTAGCTTTTCAGTATCGGTACCTTTGAACTGCTCCAGTTTATCATCATAGAGCTTTTTACCATCGGCCAAAATGGTTTTTGTGCGCTCCTTTTCGTCAATGTCTTTGTATTGGTCATGATTCAACCCGAAAGCCTTACAGATAAGCTTTTCGGTTTTGTCATAAACGCCAGCATGAATTTCTTTTGTTTTGCGCTTTTCAATGTCATCAGATATGCGCTTTTCAATGCTGCTTTCAAACTTCTTTTCAATTTCGGTTGTAGCCTCTTCCAAATCCAATTCCCCTTTTTTTAGGGCTGCAATTTGAGTAGAGCTAATGCCCAAACGCTGCAAAAGCTTCAGGGCATTTTTTTCGATTTCCGTTTCTCCGTCCTTTTCAGCTTTAATAGCCAAATACTTTAATAGATTGATTCCTTTTCCTGTCATGATATATAAAAGATTTAGTTACTACTTACGACCGCAACAGCTCTTGGTTGTTACGGTGGTTTTTATTGGCGCCGTTTTTAGTTCGGGAACAACCGACTTAAACTTATCGGGTTCGGCCACATACTTAACAAACTTCCATTCGCCGCCCTGCATTATCTTTGTTTGCCAAACGGTTTTTTCAAAAGTCGCAACAAGGGGATTCCCTTGTTTGTCTAAGGCTGTTTTGTGTTTTGCTTCTACTAACATCGCTTTAATTTCTAAAGTTATCTAATCGGGTTGGGTAGGCTTCGTGCCTACAATTATAACCGCCCCTAAGCTCTGCAAATGTTTCAGGGGTTGTTCCTGGTATCATGCCCGTTCCGTTGTTGTTTGCCCAGCGTATTTCTTTGGGTAAATCTGCAAAGGGAATAAGCCCAACCTGCCCAAAAGTTTCAGTATCTCTAACCCATCTAACGCATTGCGGGCGGCTGTCTTTGACTAAAGAACCGACATACAAAATACCGTCCATCCTGTAAACCTTTCGCACCGCTTCATTTACTTTGCCGTTGTATTGACCCAAAGCATCGCGGGAAACCTGAATTGCATTACTTGTAAGTAGCCCCGCCCGCTTTTGGGTTGTTTCAATTATCCCTTCAACGGATTGTATTAAATCTCTAAGGCTTCCGCCCTGTTGAACGGTGGTGTACATCGTTGCTTCAATCGGTTGCATTACCTTTTGATTTAGTCCTTGCTTTTGTAGCCCTTGGATAACCTGTTTAACGGAAAATTGCCTATAATCGCTAAGGATTGTACGCATTTTATCATTATCGGTTAATGTTATGCCATTGAAGGCGGCTTGAAAAACCTTTTGATTATCTTGCAACTCATCAAAGTTTACAAGAAAGTTAGTAACCATATCATTATACCCCGACTGCAATAAAAAACGCTCCGTTGCTCTTTTGAACTTCAAAAGCCGTTCATTATTCCGCTCCGAACTTATGACAGTTCCGTTGTAGCTTTCAAACTTTTTTATCCAATCCAAAACCTGCTGATTAAACTTAGGCTCGACAATCTTTAGCCGTTCCCTAAATTCATCAAGGGCGGCATTGATTATTCGATAGGCTTTGTTTAAATCTGCTGCCATGCTCTAAAGTTGGTTTGTTGGGTCGGACGGGTCCAATTGAGGAACTTGTACATTTGCATCTTCAAAGCGAGGGGCTAAAGCTGCATCTAACAAAGCTGCTATTTCATCATAAGTAAGCAGAATAATAGACGGGTCTTTGTCGTAAATTTTAATCAGTTCATTGAACGCAAATGTAGCTTTGATAAGGTCTATTTGTGTGACCGTTTGCATTAGGTAGCGTTCCTTTTGCTCTGCAACTGTTGAAAGGGTCAAAGGGGCATACATTACAATAATTTCCCCTATTTGTTGCCCTGTCAAGTCGGTAGAAAAACGGCTTTTAATCCATTGAATAAAAGTTTCTTTTCTCACAAAGTCAGGTGCGCCGCCTGTTATTGCAGCTTGGAACTCTTCATAAAGGTCGGCTTCGGTTTTTAGGTCAAAGCTCGAAGGTGGGATGACTGTAAGGTCGGCATCGCTCATAAATAATAAACCCTGCGCAAATCTCAAAACCGTTTGAAGCTTCATGTAAACATCATCTGAAACCTCTTTAACCTTGATATAAAGCGGCTGCTTGTCTATTTGCTTGGCAATACCACTTTGAGCATATTTGACCGCCTTATCAACATTCAAAACCTCTTTGCTTTCCTCTAATGCAGATTTGCGATACTCTGAAAGGTGTTGGATAACATCGACTGAAGGGCTTACAAATTCAATAGGTGTTTCGGGTTTTTGGTTTTCATCTAAGCCGTCGGACGATTTAAAATAAATGCCTGCCAATGGGCTTATGTGAATTTTACCTGTTCCCTTACAAGTTCCGCAATCTTTGCGGATTCCGTCGGGGTGTTCCTCATCTACTTCAGCTATCCAACCATGACCATGGCAACTGCTACAATTTACGCCCCTAACAATCTTAATCGGGAAAGCATTAGCATTAACAACCGATTTGTATTGATTGTCAGATGTGGCAGCATCATTCAAATATGGAACAGCTGAAGAAATGTCGCTTTTGTAGTATGAAAAATTATGCCCGTTCTTTCTTTTTGAAACAGCACGACCACCCAAAACAACGGCGGGAACTTCGCCCAAATTATGATAATATTGTTCATCAAGTACAAGTTCACCATTTGAACCTGTTGAGGCTATGCCGTAAAACTCGTCTGTGATAACAATAAACTCATTAGCGTTTGCCGTTCCCCATTTGCTTACGCTTGGGGCTTTGTAAACCAATAGCCCTAAGTCCAAATCAATAAAAACTATTTCGTTGCTCGGAACAAAATCGAAGAAGACTTCTAAGCGCATATCAGCCCGTCTTTGTTCCCACGCTTCACCGCCCACATTTACGACTAAAAGGCCGTTAGGGTCAATTATTCTGTTTGAAACAAATTGCTTTAAAAACCAAGCGACAAAAGGTTGGTTTTCCACCTTTTTGCCTTCTACCCATTCTTTCATTTGGGGAAAAGCGTACTTAATAGAATGCTTTGCCATTGACAGGTGACGGGCTAAAGTATCGACGGCATCCGTAACGCAGGCTTCCGTTTTGGCTTGGTAGGTTTCAACCCTATAATCAAAAATAACCTTATCCTCATTAGGGAAAGTCTTTCTAAGAATAGGGGGAAGCTCGCCGTAATAGTGCGGCGCAACGGCATTATACACCTCTTCCCATTCATTTTTGAAGGGATTAGTAGGTAGTGAAACGATACCTTTCCCGAATTGGGCTAAAAAGGTTTTGAAGTCTTCTCCGTTCATTGTTCTTTATTTTTATGGGTGCAACTGCTTACCTACGAGGAAAGCCAAAAGGACAGGCTTAACAATTCCTAAGCCGCGACGGAAAGTGAAATCAATTTGAAATGATTTGTTTTCATCGGTTGTTTCAGGGATGTTTTCATCTGCTTTGGCTGTAACGTTGTCGAATGGGCCATAAGTGTTGCCGTCGCACTGAATAAGGCCGTAGCTGAATCGTCCAACCTTTCTATCTACATAATCGTAAAGGTCGTACTTTGTGTTTGTGGCTTCATAGGCACTATCAAACAAAGTAGCTGTAAAGTTCTTTGAAATAGTAATTGGTTGGCCACATGCGCCAACTGTGACCTCGTTTCTTTCAGGAATCGGCAAAGAGCCACGAATAAACGTTCCATCGAAGCGACCAAACAAAGTACCCGCTAAAATTTTAGCATCCCATTCGGCCTCATCTGTAATATCTACAAAAGGGTCATCACAGGCAACAGCGAACCAACCAGCAATACCGCCCTCATCAAGTGAATCAACACACCCATCAAGATAGGTCGGCACATCCTCTTCATCTGCGCAGGGTTGACAAGCCATTTCACACATGATAAGTAGAAGGGAAAAGATATTTAATTTTAAGCTTTTCATTTTTTTAAAGTTGTTTTTTACGGCTCCCGTTGCCTTTCCTATAAGTTGCAGCCGCGATTATCCAGCCTGCATTCTTTTTCAAATGTTAGGTCAATGACCCACATTCTCGATTGGTCGTTGTTCTTTTCAAACACGAAATTTTTGTATTGTTCGCCCTGAATCGTAACAGTCGAACCCCTAACAACGCGGTCGAGCATTCGAGCAAAATAAGGGGCTGCAATACCTGAATTTATGTGATAGTTTGAAATGATTGTCCGCCTTACTACCTTTCCTAAGTCCGTTGTAATATCGGCACTTTCATCATTACCTGTAAACTCAATCTCACCCTCTATGCGAATTGAATTGTAGTAAGGATTAGTCGTACCAGCACCAACAGAAACGGCAAACAAATCATAAATATTGCCGTAGCAGTCCATGCCCTGATATGTACTTTCAATCAAGACAGTAGGCCCGCAATTAGTGTATTCCCTGTAATATTCCGAATAAAGCACCCTCTCAATGACTTTAGTAGAACTTATTTGGTCAAATTTATAGTAGGTAATTTTCAACCTAAAACACTTTAGACCAACTGGGAAATACCCTGTATTTATGAAAAACGTTTGAACGCTGCCCCACTTTTCAGAGTAGCCGACATAATAAGTATCTGCAAACGTATCAATAAGACTTGAAATAGTAACCCCGTTTTCATCTTGCAGCTCAACCATAACATAAAAGTCGACTGCAATTGTTGTTTTAAATCCGTAGGTCGGGTTTGTCGGGTCTGTATTAAAAGTATCTGCAAAATTCGTTTGCAAAGGTATGATGTCGCCACGCAAAAACGGGGCAAAGAAAGGCATATCAGCGCCGCAAAGGTTACAGTTCCAAGTATCCGCCTCACTAAGAGCAAAAGGAGGGGCAACAACAGGGCAAGCCCTTCTAATCGGAACAGCCGCCCGATAAGAATAGGTTTTTGCATCTTCTGCTGTCATTGGTACTGTATAAACTATTTGCAGCATAATAAAATTTTTATAAAGATAAAAGTTTTTGTTTGTACTTACAATATTTTACCCTAAATCGTTGCAAATATAGGCATTTGTATTATAAGAAACAAGCGGGTCATTTTCATTCATTAAAAGTATTGTAACGCGCAAAGTGTGTGATATTAAATGCACTCCAAAACCGCTGTCAAAGTTAGCGTCAATTCTAAGCTCATAATAAACTTCGGGTTGTGGTGGCATTGCAACAGTCGTTAATGTATCATCTGCAATAACCGTTGTTGAAAGTCCAAAATAAGGAACTGAAACCCCAAAAGCATCAACAACCCTATGATAAACAACTATTGCGCCACCAATGTAATCGGGATGCGCCAAAATCTCATTAACAAAGTTTGCAGCACTCGCAGCCAAAGCCCAATATGGAACGGCGGCGGGGCGAATTGTGCTTATAATAACATTTTGAACCAATCCAAGCGGGCAATAGTTCGGCACCTGCTCGTAAGCAATTCCAGTTATCCAAAACAATTGGTTTTGTGGCAACTGCTGCAAGTTTATTCTAAAGGCTGCAAAATCATCAGCACCAAATGAAGTATCTACATTGTCGAGCTTAGGGCTGCTTAGTTGTGGCAAAATCTGTACCAATGGCAACCAGCTTTCTTCTTCTTCGATGCTCAATAGGGAAGTGTCACCTGTAGAAGTTGCGGGATAAATACAAGCGGCAAAGTTTACCGAACCTGTTAAAGTTGGGTCTTTCTCAATCTCACAAATGATATAATCACGCCCGCACAAGTCAAAAACCTCTACTTTATTGGTCGGGTATTCGTCATAATCATAGAACTTTGCGCTCAATAGTTTGGGGCTTACTTCATCATTTTCAAAAAGGCGCGGGGTCACATTTTGACTAAATAAAACCTCATATTCTAAGTTTTGCCCAACTACAAATGTGCGGGTTCTAAAAGCAATAGCCCAATCTACGGTGAAAGTTGTTCCCGCTTGTTCCTCAACTACTCTAAAGTAAGCATCTAATACAAGCTCCGTTGCCGTATCTGCCACAATTACCATTCCATCGCTTATAATCTCATTGTTTGCAGGCAAAGCAAGCGTATTTTTTTGATAGAAACGAATTTGCGGTGTGACCCCTGAAATAAGGGGCAAAGCTGCGCGAGCTTGTTGAAAAGCATTGTCAAAATTACCACCAATTCCCAAAGCGACCAATTGAGCATTAAAGGCTACCTTATCAATTGTAAGGCGGCTTTTAAATCGGCTGTGAGGTGCTACGCTTAAAAGGTCGTTGCCTAAATATACTTTGTTGTAAGTACCCAACTCCCCTGTGATTGTTGGGATAACAGGCGGCACAAAGTTAGCTATCAATTCAGGGCTTATATGAGTAGTCAAACGGTCATTTACATTATCGTACACATTGACTATTATACGGTAAGAGCTACCTACTTGAAGATATGCCCCATCAATAACAAAGGTTAAATCTGTGGTTTCTGCTGCTACGTCCAACCACGCCGAAGGATTCCATATTGCACCGTCTATTTGAGTGTTAGTTGCATTCAATGCAGGTATAACAGCATCATTTAACAAAAGGTCGGTTTCAAAGTCCACCGTATTTGTAAGTGGGTTTGTGCGGATAAGCAAAACGCGAATATCAGTAGTTGCCGCATTTGGTGTAATTGAAGGGTTTGCCCTACCTTCTAAGTTTATGGCAACTGTATTTTTTTCAATTGTCGAAAGTTGATTTGTTAGAACGGTAAAAGAACTATCAACTGTTTGGCCTATTGGTTGTGGTGCTGTGGCTGTTGCCTGTGCTACATAAGGGATGCCCGCAGCGAGTGCCGAGGGGCTTGTTATTTGAATGTTCGACATATATCGAGCATTAGCAGTAACGCCGCCCAAATAAGAGTTGTAAAAACGGCTTTGCCAAGGAATGCGCTGCACGGTGCTGCCTGTGGCTGTGATAACGTTTAGGCTTGTGGGAATTGACGAATTGAAAACATCTGCCTGTATTCCAAACTCTTTTTGGGCATTGTAAACGGCGGGGCCGTCGTTCACAAGCGTAGAACCTGAAACAGAAGCTTTTAAAAAGCGGTCTAAGTTTGAATAATTTGAAGCATTGATATAGGCTGCAACGTCCATCGTCATATAAAATTCGATTTCTACATAACAAACGCGGGCGGCTGTTTTCCGAAACCTGACCTTTAGGTTTTTGGCTGTCAAAGGGAATGCAAAAGGTGAAGGGTTACCAACAAAGATACCCTCTCTTAAAGTTGCATCTACATAGCCATCACTTTCAAAGCCAAGACCTGCGGGGGCTATGCCTGTGGCTCTAAATGGCGAAAAATTAACCCTTACCTGTTGATTTGTGAAAGTTTCGGCACCAGTTCCAGTTATCGAAAATGATATTATTATTCTGTTGCCTATCGCCGTTTCAACTACCACCGTTGGCACAGCAGGCGGCACTAATACAGTCGTTGTTGAAAGCAAGTCCGCACCCGCTTTATTTATATTTCGCATTTGAAAGCTGCCGAAAGTGTAGCCCATTTTATTATTTTTTACTTTTTGTGAAAAATATTTATCTTTTTATTACCTACGTAATGTAATGTTTTATACTTTTGCAATACTCTTAATTTAATCACATTAAAAAACAAAAAATTATGTTCCTTCAACTTGAAGACAGAAAATTTGAGCTTGCAGACATTGAATCATCAACTGATAATAAGTTTTTGGAAGATTCAATGCAAGTTATTGCTAATGCCACTATCAGAGCCGAGCAGCATTTAGCCGCTCACATCTTAAATAAAAATACTGAAAAGGCAGCCGCTTGCAGGTCATTTATTAAAAGATGTAAATTCTTTAAACAAACAATATTGTTAAGAATCGGCAAAATTGGCAACCTTGATAAGTGGTTTAGAGCCGCCGCTAAACAAATATTGGACACTAAAACCTATCAAGAAATTGAACGTAAGGCTTTAGAAAACAGGAAAAACGCATAATTTAATAACCCGAAAAAGCCCTGCCACTCGCGGGGCTTTTCTATGCCCCTAAACCAACCCCGTTATTGTAAGCTTGTTTGTATTGACATTGTATTGAATCTCTGAAATACTTGCGGTTTTATTCACACCTGAAACGGGAATCACTATATTTTTGTCAGGTGAAAGCGTTGCTAAAATATCGCAGTTAGCATTTATTTCTAATGTAAAACCCCTAATTTTTACGCCTGTAACTCTTGGGTCATCAATATAGAAAAGTCTTTGATATAGTGTATCTCTTTGTATTCCTGTTCCATCCTCATAGTCTTTTTTTACCCACCAATCAATATTGTAGTCAAAAGTATCGGGTTCAACTGCTGAAGGATAGCGCAAAACTTTCGCGTTTTCAACATCGCTTGTTCCATCCCAAATCAAAAGCTTAGGAAAGCCACAAATGCCCTTTTCCATGAGCATCACATTTTCGGTATCATTCAGGATTGAAAAGATAGCCGCAAACAAAGGCTTATCCAAGGGGCTTGTTTCACTTCTTGCAGCATCCATTCTAAACAAAGCCGTACCGTAAAAGAATGAACGGCGCAACAATCCCGACTGTGCAGGGTTTGGCGGCGTGTTCCAATCAAATACTAAGTCCGTCCAAGTGTCGCGGGCTTCATCGCCTGTATTATCAACTCCGTCCTTTGTGTATTCATATTCACCGTATGCCGCAGGTTTAATGTCGGTAACGGAAAAACAAAGGCTTAAAATGTCATCGTTGGGAATGTCGGCAAGGTCGAACCATTGACCGCCAAAATCGTAGTCTTTTCTTTCGAGAATCAACACGCCATTTGAAACACGCCAGTCCATGTTGAACTGTTTGAAATCGTCTAAGAATTGGACAAAGTTAAGGTTTGGCCTATTGCGCCCCCAAGATAAATCAGCCGCGTTTGTATCTCTTTTGCCAGCAACAAAAGCCGCGTCAAGTCGAACGGTGTTTCTATATGGCCCACCCATGCCGAACAAAGAGCTTTGAAGCGATAGGCCGCAAATGTCGCAGGCATTAGCCAATATTGAAGAAACGAAAGGCGTTCTATGTTTATAGCCACAGCCTGTTATTATTGAGGTAAGAATTTCAACGACATTAGCCGCCTCATCATAGAAATTTGCACCAACGGGAACATTGCTAACAGCCGCTATCAATCCAGCTATTGCGCTTGCAATTGTTGCCCAAAGATACAGGAACGGCATAATTGCCACAAGGATAATAAACCCGAAAATCATAAAGACTTCCTGTAAAAATGCGGGTCTAACATCATTGCAGTAGCTCAAATATATTGCAGGTCTTTCGGTATTGTCGCCTTGATTTGCACCGCCGCCCGTTGGGTTTTTGCGCTGCCAAATAATCGCATTCTTTAGGCATTGTATCGCCTGTGCATCTTGGCTATCATCAATTATTGATACTGTGCATTCGCTGCATGGGTATTCGCACCATTCAACATCTGCCCCATCAATTTTGCCCGTGAAAAGTAGTAAGGGATTACCCAAAGCATCTGAACAACAATCACTATAAACCAAAACTTTTATTTGCGCCAAAGCGGGCAAAGGCTGCGATATAATTTGAGCCTTTACATAATCATAAGCGGCACCAGTCAAAATAAGGTCAGGCGAAAAAGCAAATCCGTTTTCACCGTTTTCATCTTTGCTTCTGTACGTGAAAGATGCGCCGTTTGTCCCTTGTACATTGTCCAAGTCTTGCTCTATTCCGTCAAATAAAAGTCTTATGTTTTGCATCACTTTATTTTATTAAAACACCAATCAAAACCCCAGCCGCAAGCCCGCCCAAAACACCCGAAAAGCTACCCCAAAACTTTTGTCTTTTCAGTTTCTTGTTAGCCCTCCAAAGTATTTCCTTTGTAATTTCGTTGTTTTTTTCGAGAATATCAATAATTGAACCCTTAGTATTTATAATTCCTTGCATCAATTCTTTTTCTTGCTTTAGAATCATGATGCTTTGCCCTTGCATGGCTATTGTTTGCCCTGCGTTGGCTTCCGTTTCCTTGCAGGCTTCCAAAGCTTCATTGTATTGATAGCAAAGCGCCTTGCAGCTTGTTAGGCTGTCGAAACGTGCCGCCGATTGTTCAGCAAAGGCGCGGTCTATTAAAAACATTCCATTACCTGCTGGCTCAATTGTTTGACCGTAACCGATTGAGCAAAGCAGTATCGCTATAATTAGTGTAGTTAATAGGTTTTTCATTTTTGAGTAGGTTTAGTTTGTTGATTTGAATGTTCATATTTTCGGCAGATTTTCGGTACTTTATTTCGACTACTGCAATAGAATCCTCCAGGCGTAAAAGTTCGCCCCTAATTTCTTGCAGCGACTTTTTGAAGCTTTCCTCTTGGGCTTTTGCCCTTTCGAGTGCATCGGCTTTCAATTCGCTTTGAAGTTTTAGCAGGTCTTTTGTATTTGCGCTTCGATTTGGAAAGATTAAAGCAAGGGCTAAAAGTGCCGCCGCTACTATGATAATGATATGTTTAGAGTTTACGTTGAACTTCATTTGAAAAATATTTTACTTTTTGTTAAAAATAAATTGGTTTTAATTACCTACGTAATGTAATATTACCTATCTTTGTAACAACAAATCAGGGAAATAATAAAATCACAATCTTAAAACTTACTATCATGCCAACTGTATATGCACACGTAAAAAAAGGCGAACCATTCACAGAGGAAAGCGTAAACGCTACAAATCGCCATTCTTTAGACTACTATTATTACCTGCATTCTAACGGCTCTCTTTCTATCAGCTACGCTCACGGTGAAATACCTGTAAAAACTCAAATAAGCTGCTTAGAACATTTCGCGGGGGAATTTAGAGAGATTAAAATAGAAACAAAATAACCCCATACCGCCCTGCCACTCGCGGGGCTTTTTTATTTCGCCCTTCCCTTTCTCATTTCCTGTTTTCCGATGTATTTCTTTGTGGAAATATAAAGCCCGTGCGAATTTACATTGAAAGTTGATATAGGCATCTTCTTAGGCAAATCGGAAAGCTGTTCCGATACTTCATTGATAGCTTTTTCGAGCTTTGCCGTTTCCATCGTTGCGCCCCGCATAATGTAAACAACATTTGAGCCTAATTTTTGACGTAGGTTTACCCCTTCGAGCTTTGGCGCACCTAAAGCCCCAACAGCACCGGGCAAACCGCCTGACAAATAGCCCTTCGCAAATAGATTAGCAATTTCAGCGGGTATCTTTTCATTTTGGAAAGCTGAATAGGCATCCCAATACTTCATATTATTAGCCGTTGGAACAATTCGCTCACCTTCATGCGCTCGAATGTGAATTGTATCTTTGCCCTTTGGTGCGCCGTTCCTTTCAAGATATTCAGTACCCTGAAAGAATGCACCCGATGCCGCATTACGCGCCGCCGCAAAGCCTGCTATCAAACTGATAAGGGTTGCCGCGATTGTAAACGGTGCAGCAACTCCGCCCTCGGCTGCTGCTTTAGATATGGCAATTGCTGCATTAGCTGCGATTTGAACCTGTGCAATAATCCTTTCTCTTTGCGCCGCCTGTCTTCGTGCCGCCTCCAAATCTTGCAAGCGTCGTTTTTCTTCGGCTAATTGTTGAGCATTAAAATCTTCGCTATTATTTCGGATTTCATCAAGTGCCGATTTGCTTTTTTCGACTGCTTTATCTAATCTTTCGGTAAGGAATGAAGCCTGTTGAGCTAATAATCCAAATATTTCATCTGAAACCGTTTGGAATAATGGCAAAAGCTCTTTTGCAAGTTCTTTAAGCTTGTTTTCTGCGGGTTCGGTGTCGGCATCGACTTTGACAAGCGCCGCGTTTTCGAGTTCCTGAATTTTTAGCTCTAAATCTGCAATTTCTTTTTCCGCTGCCGAAGTATCAATACCTAAAACCCTTGACCTATCAATTGTTTCCTGTAAAATCTTAATCCTATTTTTGGCAATTTCGACAGTTGCCTGTGCATCGAGTACAGCGCGTTTATTATTGTATTCCTTATCAATTCTTTCAAGTTCGGAATTTAGTTCCTGCTGACTTTGCGCCGTTTGCCTTGCCTTTAATAGTTCGCCATTGCGCTCCTGCTCAAGTGCTAATATTCGCCTTTGGCTTTCGGCTTCAATAAATCTCTGTTCTTGTTCAGATAGTTCGGTGCGAGCTACAATAATAGCTTTGACCTCTTCTTGGAATCCCTCAACAGAAACGGTTTTTTTGTATTCAGCTAATTGCCTTGCTTGCTCCTCCTCATAGGCTGCCAAATCAGCGGCAAGCCTTGCGCGGAAAGCTGCATCATCTTCGGCTTGCTTTATGTCGGCTTCGACTAATTCCCTTGCGTTTTCTTCGAGCTTTCTTTTTGCTTCGGCATCCTTTTTTTCTTTATCGGCATTGGCTATTCTTTGAAGCTCTTTATTTCGTTCAACCTCAATTTGTCGCTCCTTTTCGTTAGTTAATTCCCTATTGGCTGTAATTTCTTTTTCAGTATTGTCTATGGCTGATTGTATATCATCAGCAAGCTTTCTTTTTGCTTCGGCTTCTTGGAATAGGTTTTGGCTTTCTAAGGCAGCGGCTTCAGATAGCAAAGCAGCCCTTTGTTTTGCAAGCTTGTTTTGTTCTGCAATAATATCAGTTGCAAACTTTCCGTTTTCATCTCTCAAAATATCAAACTCCAATTGAGCATTAGCAATTACGGCGGCTGTGGTATCCCCCAAAAGCTTTATTCGGATGCGCGCAGCTTCCCTTTGAAGCTCCGTTATTCTTTGCGTCCTTTCAGATTCTATTCTTAGGATTTCGGCAGATGTTTCTTTGTATTTGGCCGTTAGGTCGTCGCGCTGCTTCTTTTCCTCTTCGGTGAGTGAGCCGCGTTTGCTTTCCAATTCGTTTAGCTTGTTGATTTCATCTTGTAAAATCTGCTGTCTTTCATTGAGCGACAAGTTAGGGTCGTTCAACTTTTCCAATCCTGTTTTGGCTTTATTGGATGCTGTGAAAAGACTTGCCATTAGTGGCAGTAAAAGTGTAACGCCTGTAATTACTAAGCCAACAGGATTAAATGAACCCAATAAGCGGAAAGCCCCACCAACAAGCCCTGCGGCACGTTTTAGGGAATTGAGTTTGCGCGCTCCGTCCAAAACAGAACCGCCCAAAGACTTTTGATTTTTAGTTGCATCGGCTGTGGCAGTTGCAAGCTGCTTTTGGTTTTTGGCGTTTTCTTTGGCGATAGGACCATAAGCAGCACTCTCTTTATTTACGTTTTTTTGAGTAGTGGCCAAAACCTTTTGTTTAGAGTTCAGCTCATCAACACCCTTGGCATCTTTTTTCAGGATGTCTTCTAAGGATGCTAAAGCCCCGTCTAACTCCTCGGTGCTGCCTGCGGTGTCTTCCATTGCGCCTTGCAACTCTTCAACTTTTGCGATAGCTTCGGATATTTGGGATTCAAAACTTTGGGAATCGAACTCTAAACTATATGTATCTTTGATTATTTCGGCCATTGCTGGAGGTTATTTTCTTTTTTTGCCCTCCCGTTGGGCTTCCATTCTATCGCCTTCTTTTAGGCATTGCTCTAAAGCTGCGTAGTATTCTATCAAACGCCAATGTTTTATCTTTGCTGCTACTTCGGGGTTGCCCTTGGCTATTAGGTATTCATTATCATTTGCAACAGACCGCACCTTTTCAAATGCCCTTTGATAAAACCGTTCTTTTTTGTACTTCTTAGCTGGTCGCCCTTTATTGTTATCTATGCGCTTGTAACGGCGTTTTCGTTGTTTGTCGATTGCCTCAACAAGATGAGCGTAGTTTGCAAAAAAAAAGCCCGCAAATCGTCATCTTTTAACGCCAAATCTCTTTTTCTGTTTTGCGTAAGCTCATTAAACTGATAAGGGTTTTCATCTTCGATAAAGAAAAGGCAAAGGGCTATTTCTAAAATTATGCGCTCTGTATTTATGTTTTTGACCCGCCAAATAAAATCTTTGAGGTCAGCTTGCATCTTTTGGCAAAAGGTTTGGACTTTCTTAGGGTTCAAATCAAAGGGCATATCTTCAATGGTTTTTAAGCTTTCCTCCAAAAGGTTTAAAAGCTCCTCCCTTGTCATTCCATACCCTAAGCCAATAGAAAGCTCGTCCATGCGCGTTTTCCTTTGCCCTGTTATCATTAGCAAGTCAGTAGGCAAATAAAAGTTAATGCCTTCGACTGTTGTTTTTACGCGCTTTAACTCGATATGCCCGCTCGCATAGTCAGGGGCATAAGCTGAAAGCCAATTGATATATCTTGTGTGGTTTCGGTTTGATAGCCGCGTTTTGGCATCCCATGCAAACCATTTTAAAATTCTTTTTAACATATTTCCTGATTTTATACAAATATAACACTTTTCACATTTTAAGGTGCAATTAAATATTTTTTACATTTTGTTAAAAATATATTACAAAAAGCTTGCAAGTTTAAAATATTCGCCTTACCTTTGTAATGTAATAAAAATTAAAGCACATCAAAAACGACAATCTTATGACAAATCAAGCTGAAAAAATCGAACAGGCTAACGCAGCATTTGCAAAATTTGGCAACATTTACAAATTCAAACTACAAATTGAAAGAGGTTTGAAAGAAGTTAATGAGATTATCAAAAAAGAGTTGAAATTCTCAAAAGACCTTAGAAATGTTGAATATTTGAGAGAATGGCTAACTGAAAGACACTACTACAAACATATTTTGAAACAATACAAATAATAAACCAAGCAGCCCCGTAAGGCTGCGCAACACATCAAACAATGGCAAGCGAAACAACAACAACAATCTTATTAGAGGGCAAAGAAGGCGAATTTTATGTAGCTGTAACAGCCGAAGTCGAACAAGGCGAAACAATAGAAAACATCTGCTACTATTTTACAGATGATGAAGAAACGCAAGATATTGACGGATTAGAGGAAACAACAGCCGCTGCGCTTTCAAAACTTTGCATCCAAAAAAGTGCAATACAGATTGAAGCTTTAGCGGTTTACGCTTTGAGGGAACAAGCTGCTTCCGATTATGGTGCACATTACGAAAGCCAATTCGAGGATTAAAAAAACGGGGTGCAGCATCCGTTCAACTGCGAACACATCAAAAACACATCAAACAATGTTAGACAAAATATTAGGCTCAATAGTTATAATTATAGCCCTTATTGTTGCCTGCGTTACCGCCTTTGATGAAGGGTACAGAATAGGAGCAACGAGCCGAACCTATGAAAAAGGCTACCAACAAGGCTATAAAAACGCTGAAATAATGCTTGAAACAAAGCGATTAGAAGACTCTATCAAAAACACACGCAATGCAACAATCAACAGCCGCCGTTAAAAACTGGCGAACACACATAACAGGCTCTGAATGGTGGGCAAATAGCCGCTCTTGGAATTGGAACGGTTCGACAGCTTGGAATATTGGAACGGGCAAAGAAGCTGACATATCATTAAAAAACTCTAAAAAATAAGGTTATGACTAAAAAAGTAGAAAAACGAGATTTGTCAGCTAATGACTTTAAAGATATTGAGCTTTATGCTAATGAGCTATACAAATATCATGATAGCCTTGAAAATAGGCAAGCTGAATTGGATAGATTGATTGAAAAGTTCAAAAATAAAATTGGGTTTGAATGTGAACCTATTTTTGTTAATGTGTATAAATCAATGGGTGAAGGTTTTTTTGTAAGCGATTATGTTTACAACGACTTACAAAAAGCATTTGAAGGGCGCGATGACCTTAGTAGCTATCTTTATACAGCAAAGCTCGTTCCGATGCAATTTGAACCCTACCAACCCGCGCATGATGAAATCTGCACAGTTCTAACAACCGAAGGACTTGCAACCAAATGCAAAGCCTACCACCACAACGGCGCAATTTATGCGATTGCGCTAAAGAATGATAAGCCCGACGGCACTTTTGCCCCTGAACAAATTGCAAAATTTTTAAAACTATAATTCCATGCTTTACCTATCAATTTTTTACTTTGCAATGATGTGCTTTTCTGCGTTCCATGTTGGATATACTGTACTCCCAACGATTGACCCAACACACAAAAGAGCATCTTTTTTATTCCCAGTTGTCACAATATTATTTTCATTCTTTTGGCCGATAGGTTGGATATGGTTTGCACTAATCAAAAAATAACAAAAGCCCCTCATGATCGAGGGGCTTTTTTATTTAGTCCTTATATCCTTGCAAAAAGTATTAAAAAGATAGCGATTGCAGTCTAATAAATCTGCCTGCGTTGCTTCACCCGCTGATTTAGCTATGCCGTGCCGCCCATCGTCTTTTATCCTTAGAAGGTCTTTTTTCAGCTCGGGGCAATTCTCACTATCAACAGTTACATGAGGGCAACGGCTATATATTGTGTTTAGTTGCAAGTGGCTGTCCGCGTGGAAAGGGTTTGATTTTGGAATTGTAAAGTCTTGAGCTAATAATTGCAGTTCATCCATAATGATTTTATAAAAGGTCGTTGGGTCTTTGACCATTCCAGATGTAACATTCCCTGAAGCGTCCCCCGTGACCTTGATAGGGTAAACATTAGGGTATCGATTGACAATATTATTACCCTCTTCCCACTTTCCAATTTTGCGCCCTGTTTCTTGATATATCCATTCCCTAATGGCTTTGCAGGTGTCAAATATTGAAGCAGGTTTGTGAACGGTGCCGACTTTGAACTCTTTTTTTATTAGTGGGGCATATTTGAATTTGGTTTGTTCAACTTCGACAGGGGATAGATACTTCTTTTGCATCACGAGGGCCGTCATAGGCACTTTGTTAAAGTCAAAAGCTATGTAAATATCATCCGCAAAATTGACTTTTGAGGCCTTTTGAAAGACTTTGTTTTGTAAGGCTCTATCCTTTAGGACGTATGCCCATGCCTGCCCCTCGTAGTTCACCACAACAGAGAAATACTCTTGATGATAACTTTGTTCATCCAAATCACCAGCCGCGCTCAATACCTCGTTTGGGTCAATGTTGGGATTGTCCGTTGTTATCATTCTAAACGTCATCCAATCTTTATTATCCGCTTCTAATTCGGTAAGCGGTTCAATATCTTCTTCTCCAAAGGCATTGACTGTGCAATTGCCATTCATTGCGCCGCGTCGGTAAAGCTGATACCAAAAAGAGTTTTTACCGTTTGTAGTTCCAATAAAATAAGCATCCCCTTTGTAGTCGGTTAGCGCAGGTCTTGAAACCTCTTTCCAATGATGCTGAAAAACGGCATCGGGTATCTTTTGTGTTTCCTCATAAATAACCCTGTGGAACTTGTAGCCCCTGCCATCGTTTTTGTGAGCTTCATTAGTGAGTGACCAAAAAAACAGCTTTCCGCCGCCGTGGAACTCTATAATGTGCTTAGTATTGTCTTTGCCATGTATTAGCTCTTTATAGGTTTCAAGTATCAAAGACCATGTTTGGGAAATATCTTTGAAGACAGGGGCAAATATAGCGACAAAGCCCCCACTAAAAACAGCAGGGGCAATCAATGGCATTTTGACCGTAGTCATTAGCTCCGTTTTACCGAACCTTCGAGCGCATGGAATACAATTGAAGCGCCGTGCTTCTTTTATGATTCGCTCTTGGCCTTTGTGGGGCTTTTTGAGGTGTATTCTAATCTTCTTTGTCATCAGTCACAATCTCTATCTCAATTTTTTGAACCTCTTTACTTTGCTTTTCGCCCCAACCGCGCTCGCTTCCTTTAGTCTTTAGTATCAGGTTTATCATTGATATTTTGCCCTTTTCAGAGCCTTTTGCCAAGATGTCGAGGGCTGCGCTTTCGGCTAAGTCTATAAGGCTTTCGTTTGTGTCGTCTATCAAAATTCCATCCCGAATAAGCCTATCAACTCGGTCTTTCATTGATTGCCTTGTAAAAGTTATATTCAGTTCTTTTTCCAATAGTCTTGCAGCCCTTGCAACTATTCCAAAGGCATCGCGATAGGCTTTTATTATCTGTTCATCGGTAACTTTAGGGTTAAACGCCATAGTAAGATGTTGTAAGTCTTTTTTTGCGCTAAAATGGCGCTTCTGATGCTACTTTTTGCCCACACGTAGGACAGGTTGAACAGGCTGTTTTTGTGTTGTCTTCTTCTTTTTCTTCTTCTAATGGAATCATATTTGGGGCTATTTCGACACCCCAAACATTGAGGGGTGCAAAGTCCCAAACATTAGCTAACTCATCATCATCCCATTCACCCGAAGAAACATTTGAAATGATAATCTCTTTACAAAGCTGCCAAGTTGTCCACGTTTGAGGAATAATCTTGCAAGGTATAAGATTTATTTTTAATTGCTTGCAAACTTTCAATTTCATATTACCCGACAAAACAACAAACTTACCTTTGTACTCATAAACCTTCAATTCATTTGTGTAAAGGTGGGCTTGGTCTTCTTCGATTGAAGCCTTTAGATTTTCAAACTTTGCCGCCTTGATAATTCGCGGGTTCTTTGGCACTCCCTCAATTTGCCCTTTGTTAGCTTCGAGCTTTGAAATAGGGATTAAAAGTGATTCTAAAATTTCCATTACTTACCTGAATTTATAGCCTCATCTAAGTTCTCGATAAAATCATCTTCAATTGCAAGTAGTGCCGATTCTCTCAAATCCATTAGCTTATTAAAAATAGTAAGCAATGCTTCATCAGCATAAAGCATAAGTTCAGATTTTACATTGTAGAACATCACTAATGCGGCCTCAGTAAGCGCTAAAGCCTCATTAGGTGCATCAGCATTTTCTAAAACATTTATCTTTTCAATGTCCTCTAAGACTCTACCAACGGCAAAGTCTATTCTTTCTTTATCGGATGTTTTAGCAGGGTTATGGACTGCCATTGATGCATTTTGCACAACGTCAAAAATTATAAATTTGATGTTTGCGATTATTCTTTTTGAGTTCATGATTTTATAAGCGTTTTAGCATTTCAATTAGTTTCGGGTCTGGGTGAACGTCCAATTTTCGCAGCCCGTCAAATGTACGGTGTGAGTAAACCCCGCTTTGAATATTTTGGATGTTCTTAAAAGTTGGGTCTATCTCAAATGCTGCGTGTTGGAACATGGCTAAAGCCGCGTTTGTCTTTGGACCTACTATGCCATCAACAACCAACAAAGGTTTTCCAAATCGCTGCAATTGAAAGTTAAGGATTCTTTGAAGCTGCGTTGTTCCCGTTCCTTTCAGCATCGCGGGCAATCCGTTAGCTGGTATTTGGTGCTTACCCATTAGAAAGTGCAAAAGCCATTCCAAAGAATGTATCTGCTCATCTGTAAAAGCGTGCCAGTATTTATAACCTGCAAATGGCTTTTCAAGTTCTAACACTTGACTTTGTGGGATAGATGTATTTACATAGGTGTAAAACCCATCGGCCTTTTTAGTAAGCGGCCCCCAATTGCAAATCTCAATTCCTATCGTTGCCCGTTCTATTGCCTCGCTGCCATCGAACCATTGAAACAAATTGTAAGCCGTGCGGCTGCTGTCGAAAGCTTCAAGTATAGTGCCGTTGTATCGGTTGTCACCGTTGGCCTGTTGGCCTCCTATGACATAGGCTGTGCCTTTCTTTATATTATCCCTATTCCAAATGTCAATCGTTTGGAATGGATTTGGCCAGCCTGCTGTAAAATGCAGACAGATGATTGATTTCTTACTTGGAATGTTTACATATTCCGTTGGGCTTAGGGGGTAACTGTGAACCATGTTACTCATATATTTTTAATTCTGACTTTTCAAAAGCTGCTGGATAATGCCCTTGGCTTTCTTCGTCATATTGAACAATTGAGCAAATACCATAAACTTTGTATCTTTTAAAAAAATCGGCTACCTCTTTTATTGAAATTGATCCTTCACCCGCGCTATCCATACAAATAAAAGTATCTGAATCAAAACAGTAATATGCTGAAATAGCGTGCATTTCGCCATTTATAGAAATAACATAAAATATAATTGGTGCAAAAAGTATCTTGTCTGGTATTTCACCCGATATATCTTCAGCTAATTCCTTGTAGGGGCAAATCTTTCTAAATAGCTCCTCTTTAGCATAGTGAGCAGGGGCATAGTAAAGAATTGCAAGCTTCAAAGTATTTGAGCTAATGTACTCTACCATTTCGGCCTGTTCGCTTACCATGTAACCCGATTCTCTTTGAGGGAACTTAGCAAATGCCTTTTTAGCATTCGGAAATCCGTGCAAAGCGTTTGCTATTGCGTAAATAGCGCAATGCCCGCGGTCGTTGCCCGTAAATAGCGGTTTTTGTTTTAGCTTCATTTGATTCTATAAAAACAGGCGGCCAATCAAGGAAAAGCCGCCATGTTACCCTAAAAATTAACCCAAAATTTAACAAAAAACTATTGTGCAGCTCTAATATACAGCTTTATTTTTATAAAATATAGTCTTTTATTTTTTCATCCATTTTTTTATGTTCTTCAATGGATATTTCTTTTAGTTTTTCCATCTTTCGGTGAATAGCCAAAAGCAAAGTCTTCTTAC